CGTAGGGGCCCTGGGCGCAGAGCAGCGGATCCCTGGGTCCTAAGATATCTGTCTTAGGATCAAGGATTCCCGGGGTTAATCCCGGAGGACCGAAAGGAGCTGGTGTCTGTGGCATTGTCCACTAAGCGACGCTCTTCCAAACGAATGTTTGGGAAAGTTTACGCTTGGGAAGACAACATTACTGGGAAACCAGAAGATGTCAAGCTGCCAATCCGTAATATTGCAACAGCAGATTACGGACCAACAGCCTGTCCTTTTCCGGAATTCCAGCCCACAGAGATGCAGGTTACTGCATCGGAAAACCATCCCGCTTGGAGAAGAAGGAGTCAATCCTTCCTCTTCCGTGGCGATATTGGTGGGGAATTCTCGATGGAGCGGACGTATGTAACACCTGAAAAGGTGCCATCCGTGTTGCTCCAAGGGAATTACACAAGTGGGTTGAACCGTTTGCGATATTCTCGCGTCGGTCCGATCCTTCCTTGTGAGCAGAACCTCTTAGGTTTTCCCGCATCCACGGGTCTTGCCAGCAGTAATGCTGTGCTTGACGCGTGGGGCGCGAAGGCCGTGAGTCTCTGCAAACCTACCAATAGCGTTGCCGACGTGGCGACCATGCTCGGAGAAGTTCTCCGAGAAGGCCTGCCCAAGATGATTGGGCATGCCTTCTGGAAAGACGAAACAAAGAAGTCCCTTCGCAAGAAGGGTTCTTCTGAGTTTCTGAATTACCAGTTTGGTCTGTCACCCATGGTCCGAGAAATTCGGGCCGTGGCCCTTGCCATAGCTAACGCTGATGCTGTCTTAAGACAGTATCAACGAGACTCTGGCAAGATGGTCAGGCGACGGTTTGAGTTCCCACCCGAGGAGACTAGCTCTGTCTCAGTGCTTAAAGATCCGGCGAGCCCAATATTGAGCTCTCCGAGTCATTCTGCACTGTTTCAGGGATCTAGTCACAAGGGAAAGAGTTTGCGAATCAGTAGAACGGTTCGCCGTAGGTGGTTTGCAGGTGCCTTCACATACTATCTGCCTCGTAGCGATAACGCTATGGACAGTATGTATGGTCAGGCCCTGTTGGCCCGGAAACTTCTGGGCCTTTCACTTACGCCAGATGTACTCTGGAATCTCGCCCCTTGGAGTTGGGCTGTCGACTGGTTTACAAATGCCGGAGATGTGATTAGTAATCTCACATCTTGGCAGGTCGACGGCCTGGTTATGAGATACGGGTACATGATGGAGCATGTTGTCTCCACTCATGAATACGTATTCACGGGAGGCACTTCATTGAGAAGTGCCCACCGGCCCCCTGCGATCACGTTTGTTCGTGAGATCAAACGCCGCAGGAAGGCTAACCCCTTTGGGTTCGGCATTACCTGGTCTGGCTTGTCGCCAGTCCAGCTTGCGATCGCTGCAGCTCTCGGTTTGAACCGAGGGAAGTAGCGGATTCGCTTATCTGCGTCAAAACGCCAAAGGGAGCCTCGAGCTCCTAGGAGTGATGCCCATGTCGTTCGCTGATCCCCAGACCATCACAATCGCACCGAACCCCGCGGTGTCGCTCCCACGCGTAAGCGTGGGGGATGACATCTCGGAGTATCAGTCGAGTGATGGCTTGATCCAGCTCGTCGCTTCCCATAACTATGGGAAGCGTACGCGTCGGATGCTGAGGCTCAACACCTCGAAGGTTACCTCGGACCCGTTCCGGCCTGCGGAGAATGTCGAAGTGTCCATGTCAGTTTACATGGTCTTCGACCTTCCGCCGGCTGGGTATACGGCTACCGAGGCTCTCGCGGTCTACACTGGCTTTAAGGGCCAGGTGACTGCGTCTTCGGATCTGCTCGTGACGAAGCTCCTCGGAGGGGAGTCGTGAGTTCGGCTCTGTGGAGCCCGGCGGACACCTTGTCGGTGTTCATCGGGATCTTCCAGATGCCGGCCTCATGGACTCTCTTCGGATGGAAGCATTCGTCAAAGAGGGATCGCTAGAGCATGAGTGGTGAGTTTCCGAGCGCTGAGAGGCGCTCGGATCGTGACCACTCACGGCCTACTAGGGGAGATCCTTCTCCCGGTAGGCGGCGCACCGACTACGATCCTCGGACAACAATCACTCGAAAGGTGGTTGTTATAACCGTGGTAGTGGTCGATGCGTTGTATCTAGCAGGTGAGGCTCTATTATACGGTCAGAATGTCTGCCCGTAGAAAGAGAGCGAACGAGTCGGGTGTGTCCGTGGTGTACTATCCGGGAAAGTCCCCTAACCGTCGTGAAGACGGCGAGGACTACTCGGTTTTGTGCATCACGGTACACTTGGGCAAGTGCCCAAGTGACGAGGAACACCTCGCGAGACAAGCCCTTCTAGCCGCAGTAAAGCGGTTACAAGAGCTTCGCGAGACATAACTCGGCACCTGCTCGGGTATGCGTAAATCCAAACATACCAACCGGGTACTTCCCGGATAAAGGAGAAGGATATGAGTCTTCCCCCTAACGGGATAGCACTCGCACGCGTCCATGAGCTCGTTGACTTGTACCTTGGGACCGGATGGTCCCTCGGGCAGGTCATATACGAGATGAACCTGAAGCCCTCGGAAATCGAGAGCCTCATGGTTGAGCGAGAAATCTTCTACCACATCGCGAAAGCGGTGAGGGATGAGGATAAGCTCGCACTCATTGACGCGCGTGCGGAGTACCGGGAGACGGGCGTGTTGTCCGTCTTCTGGACTTCGTAGTAGGTCTGGGTAGCATACCAGCACGCGACATTGGGCTACGGATCTGTCCACCTCTACAAGGAGGGAACAGTGAAAAGCCTAACGTCACTCTGGTCCTGCACAGCGGATGAACTTGCTGTGCGATGCTGCACTAGCGCCACCCGCGACAAAACAACTGTCGTGGGTCGGACTGAACACGAGGGGCTATCGTTTCTAGCGATAACCCTGGCGGACTTTGGAAAAGCCATCCAAAAATGGCTGGACCAAGGTTTCGTCGTCCCTTCGGACGCCCCTTCCTTTAAACGAGGGAAGGGTCATCGTAGTGGTCTCCCGGCATTCCTGTCGGGTTTCCTTGGACGTGTGTTCGATCCTAGTAGTGGCGCACTTTTGAATGAGCCAGACATCGAGACAATCTATGCCTTACGTCAGCTAACGCTGATGTTTAGCAAGATCGCTCTTCCGTCCGGATCCAGTAATGGACCCGGTATCTCCGGTGACAACCGAAAGGTTGTCTCAGAGAGACGCGAAAGACGAGCGATGTCTGAGTTCGTTCAATGTGAGCAGGATGTCAAGGTAGCAGATTCTCTGCTTGATCCTCAGTACAAAGAGGATTTCGTCAGAGTTAGTGCTATGCTTTTTGGCGACATGTTCTCCAAGCTAGACAGAGATGTCTATTGGGGTCGTGTCGTCCCGAAGCACGGCCCAGGCGCTGTCGCAGATCGACTTAGCAGTAATGCTAAGTGGAATCTGCGAACCTGGACCGCTCGTCTCCAGCGGGTACTTCCCGCTGAAGAGTTCCTGATCCCCAACCCTCATTTTCGAGGGGAGTTGGATCAAGAACTTGACATCCTCGAGCCCGGTTCTGAGGTGCCCGTGAGGGTTATCTCAGTTCCTAAAACGCTCAAAACGCCTCGCATCATTGCGATGGAGCCTACTGTTATGCAATATGCACAACAAGGGCTCCTTCGCCAGGTGCGTAGTGCGATTAGAGAGGATGGTTTCCTCTCCCGCACAATCGGATTGGACGATCAAGTTCCTAATCAGGAGCTTGCTTGTCAAGGTTCACACAGCGGTGACCTTGCTACACTCGATTTGAGTGAAGCCTCCGATCGCGTTTCGAATCAGCATGTACTAGCCATGTTGCAGGACTATCCGCATTTGTCTGCGGCTGTCCAAGCTTCACGGTCTAGAAAGGCTGATGTACCTGGCCATGGCGTAATTCGCCTAGCCAAGTTCGCGCCTATGGGCTCAGCTCTCTGCTTCCCGATGGAGGCCATGGTCTTCTTGACCTTGATCTTCCTAGGGATAGAAAGGGAGCTAAGTGCTCCGCTTTCTCGTGAGGTGGTTGTCAATCACTTTCACGAGCAGGTGCGTGTCTTTGGAGACGATCTAATTGTCCCCAGAGACTATGTGCTGTCTGTCGTCAATGAACTTAGTACTTTTGGGTACAAAGTTAACATTGGCAAGTCTTACTGGACCGGAAGGTTCAGGGAGTCTTGCGGACGGGAGTACTATGACGGAATTGACGTTAGTATCGTCAAAGTACGTCAGGTACTGCCGACACGACAGCAGGACGCGAACGGGATTAATGCGGCAGTTGAATTCCGTAACCTAGCCTATCTGGCTGGGTTGTGGAAGACTGCTGCATGGATGGATGTCTATATTCGGAAGATACTAAAGCATTTTCCGAACGTAGCTCCATCGTCCCGCTTGTTGGGTCGGGTCTCGTTTCTGGGATATGAATTCCAAAAACTTGACCGATACACTCAGAGCCCCCGAACCAGGGGCTATTACCTGAGTGGCGAATCCCCGACAGATCCTTTGTCAGGGAGCGCGGCCCTTCTCAAGTGTCTCTTGCGAAAATCTCCGAGAGGAGACTTCGCCCTCAACACTATTCAGGATTCCATTCCTGAATTGCCAAGTGTTGATGGTGAGCACCTGGAGCGTTCTGGACGCCCCGAGTACGTCAGCATCAAACTCGGGTGGAAGTCACCCTTCTAAGGGTGACTGTGGGACTAAGCGTAGCGACTACTTGTCGTTACTGCAAAATCCCATGTGGGAGATGTCAAAGACATCGCCCTACTACATGAC